AGTCTTTGCACAAAGTAGCAGTTCAGACCTTTTTAGGTGCTAGGCTGGTAGCACAAGTCAACTACGAGTCTTGGAGTGTTTATGCCTAATCCCCCAAAGCCTATTGAGCAGAAACGTCTTATCGGTAACCCTGGTAGGCGACCTTTGCCCAAGGATGCTGTTGAGTTGCCACAACTTGTTGGAACACCTGTCCCTTTACGCCCTTTGGGTGATACGGGTGCTGCGTTTTGGGATGAAGCGTGGGGTAAGGGTACGTTGTGGTTGGGTCGTACTGATGCTTGGCTTGTGCAGTTGACTGCTGAGATGTTGGATGAGCGTGATGAGTTGCGTCAGATTTTGGCAGAGCGTGTGGCTAATGGGGATACTGATTCGTGGCGTGACCGTAGGCAGCTGCGTGATTTGGAGAGAAGCCTGATTTCTAACTTGTCTTTGATGGCTTGGACTCCTGTTGACCGTTCTCGCTATGGTTTGGCAGAAGTGAAGGCTAAGAGTAAGTTGGCAGAGTTTATGGATAAGCATGGGTAGTTGGCCACCTGCTTGGCTGACCCCTGTTTCTGAAGAGCAGATTGCTGCTGGCAAGGGTGAAGCGGTTATTGCGTTTGCTGAGACGTTTGGGATTATTACTAAGGACTCGGTAGCTGGTAAGGCTGGGGTGTCTTTGCAGTTGCGTGATTGGCAGAAAGAGTTGTTTCGCCACATTTTCGCTTATGACGAGAAGGGTTTGAAGCACCGTATCAATTTGATTGGTATGCCAAGAAAGCAAGGCAAGTCGGCTTTGGCTTCTACGCTTGGCATCTATGGTTTGTTGGCTCAGGGTATCAATGGTGCTGAAGTTTACAGTTGTGCTGCTGACCGTGACCAAGCCCGTATCGTGTTCGCTGATGCGAAGAAGATGATTGAAGCTCATCCTGACTTGCTTGAGATGGTGAAGTTGTATAGGGATGCGATTGAAGTTCCGTCTACTGGCTCTGTGTATCGTGTGCTGTCTAGCGAAGCGTTCACTAAAGAGGGCCTGTCTCCAACATTAATAGTGCTAGATGAGCTTCATGCCCAGCCCAATCGTGAACTTTTTGATGTTATGTCTTTGGCTCAGGGCGCTCGTGGCAACATGGCTTCTATGATTGCGATTACGACTGCTGGGGTAAAGACCGACACGACAGGTCAGGACAGTATCGCTTATTCGCTTTACCAATATGGTCAGCGTGTGGCTCGTGGAGAAATTGAAGACCCAACTTTTTTCATGGGATGGTGGGAAGCGCCTATGGAAGCCAATCACAGGCTTGAAGAGACTTGGCGTATCGCTAACCCTGGCATAGATGACATTTGTGCTTTGTCTGACTATGAGTCGGCTGTGTTGCGTACGCCTGAGTCTGAGTTCCGTACGAAGCGTTGTAACCAATGGGTAAGTTCGCAAATTAGTTGGCTGCCTACTGGTGTGTGGGATGCTGTAGCCCAGCCTGAAGAACTTGACCCTGAAGCCGAGTATGTGCTGGGCTTTGACGGTTCGTTCTCAGGTGACACGACTGTCATTGTTGGTTGTCGCAAGCCAAGACACGAAGAAGATAAACCATACATTTTCTTGGTTAAGGCTTGGGAGAAACCTGTTGATGCTGACGATACTTGGCGTGTAGACATTCTTGATGCCGAGAACGCTATCCGAGACTTCTGTGCAAAGTATAAGGTTCGTGAAGTTGCGTGTGACCCTTACCGTTGGCAACGCTCTATGGAAGCTATGGCTGATGAAGGTATCCCGATTGTTGAGTGGCCTTCTACTTCAGCGAAACGTATGATTCCTGCGTGTGCTGCGTTCTTTGATGCTGTCGTTGAGAAACGTATTACACATGATGGAGACCCGTTGTTGGCACGTCATCTAAGCAATGCTGTTGTAAAGAGTGATAACCTTGGTGTAAGGATTGTGAAAGAGAACCGTTCCAGTCTCCGTAGAATTGACGCTGCTGTTGCTGCTATCTTGGCGTATGACCGTGCAGGGGCTAAAATAGAAAAGCGTATAGTACCCAAGTTTTTTGAATAGGTGGACATGATTTCTTCAATAGTTCAAGCAGTCGGTATCGGGATTATTTCTATAGGTATCGGAATGATTTTTCTGCCAGCAGGTTTGATTGCTTTAGGTGCTGGAATACTTTTGTTTGGTTTGGCTTCTGGAACGGATAAATAATGCTTGAACACCTGTTTACAAAACGCTCTATCTCGTATCAAAGTATTTTCTCTCAAGGTGGAGAGTTCGCTAACGAAAGCCAAGCTGGTGTAACTATTAATGGGCATACAGCCTATGAAGTTGTTGCTTTCTTTTCTGCTGTCAGCCTTATCAGCGACACTATCTCTACTTTGCCTGTAGATGCCTACATCCGTGTTGATGGGGAACGCAAACCGTATAGACCTAAACCAGCGTGGATTGACCAGCCTGACATTGACACTACCCGTCAAGCACATTACGGCTCTGTTGTTGCTTCTCTGCTTGTGTACGGTAACTCTTACACACGAGTCTTTAGAGACAGCAAAGGTGATGTTGTAAACCTTGTTGCTTTAGACCCGACAAAGATGGAAGTTAGACGTTCCGCTATTGGTCGCAAAATGTTTATTTATGCTGACGAAGAGAAGACCCTAAATTCTGATGATGTAATTCACATTTTAGATTTGGCAACGCCAGGCTCTTTGACTGGATTGTCCAGAGTAGACAAACTAAAAGATGCTCTTGGTGTTGCTAATGCTTTACAGGCTTACGCAGCTAGATTCTTTTCACAAGGCTCTACTACTAGCGGTCTCATTGAGTATCCAGGTGAACTTACACCTGAAGAAGCCAAAGACCTTAGAGAGTCTTTTGATTCACGTCACAGGGGTTTCCGTAAAGCACACAAGACAGGTATTTTGTCTGGTGGGGCTAAGTATGTTTCTACTACTGTTTCTAACGATTCGGCACAGTTCCTAGATTCACGCAGATTTGCGGTTGAAGAGATTGCTAGAGCGTTCAACATTCCGCTACACATGCTAGGTATCCCTGACACAGCGAGTTATGCTTCTGTGGAGCAGAACAACCTTCAGTTCATTTCACACACTTTAAGACCTATCTTGGAGAAGATTGAGTGGGCTTACAGCCGTATCTTGCCTACTACAGCGTTTATCAAGTTTAATTTTTCTGCTTTGCTTCGTGGAGACCTTCAGAGTCGTTACCAAGCGTATTCAATCGCAACTCAGGCTGGATTCAAGTCCATAAATGAGATAAAGCGTTTAGAAGATGAGCCAGCAGTTGAAGGTGGAGATACCTTTAGAGTTCCATTGGCTAACGTCAACGTGGCTTCTGCTGGACTTACAGAGATGGAAGCTAAAGTCAACATGGCTGAATGTTTGGTCAACGCTGGCTACGACCCTGAAGATGTGTTGCGTGAACTAGGGCTACCTGCCATGGGTTATGTTGGTAAGTCTTCTACGTCTGCACCTGAGATACCTTCACCAAATGAAGTTGAAGACACTCCTGATGACATGATTGAAGACATGACCGAAGATGAACAGGATAGTTGATGATAAATCCAGGTACATACAACATTACTTGCCCACAGGGTGCAACCTTTGACAGAACCTTTACTATTAGCGTTGGCGGAACAGCATTAAATTTGACTGGCTATTCGGCTGCTATGCAGGTTCGTGAAACTTATGATTCAACTACTCCAATCGTTTCTTTGACTAATGGCTCTGGAATCACTTTAGGTGGTACTGCTGGAACTATTGCTGTGCTTATTTCTTCTACTGCTTCAGCAGCTGTTACTGATGGTTTTTATTCTTATGACTTAGAGATTACTTCGGGTGGTGGAGTTAAAGACCGCATTTTGCAGGGTAAGTTTGTGGTCACACCAGAGGTCACTAGATGAGTGATGTAACGGTTACAGTTGTTGAAAATAATCCTGTCATTACTGTTAGTGGTAGCAATGTTGATGTTTCTGTAACTGAGTCTGTTGTAGAGATTTCTACTTCTACTACTGGGCCACAGGGCTATTCAATAATTAGCAACACAACTTCTTTTGATGTTGTTGGCGGGACTACAGGCAGTCAACCTACTTTTACTGGAGACCCTTTATTTACTGGCTACTATGTGAAAGTTGGCCCACAGGTTCATTTCACTATTGATGTAGACATGGATAACATCACTAATTTTGGTACTGGACAGTACTACATGGAATTGCCGTTTACTTCTCAACACAACTATCAGTTTGCAGCTGGTTGCTTGCATGACATTTCTGCGAGCAGAGATTACCCTATCTTCGGCCACGTTACAGCAGGGTCTAAGCAAATGTTGTTGAAGTCTATTGACTCTCAAGGTAACTCTGCCTTTAACGTTAACTTCACACACAACAGCCCTGTCACTTTATCTACAGCAGATAACTTTCACATTTCGGGTGTTTACATTACGGAAGATGACTGATGGCTATTCCGTATCCTTCTAATCCCGCTTCGGGCGATTCTTTCACAGACAATGGTATTACTTACACTTGGTCTGGTGTTGCTTGGATAAGTACTTTTACTAGAACGCCTGATACTGGCACTCAAGGGCCACAGGGTGAGACTGGCCCGACTGGTGCTACTGGGCCACAAGGCGAGACTGGCCCACAAGGTGCGACTGGTGCGACAGGTTCGCAAGGTGCTACTGGGCCACAAGGTGCTGATGGTAAAGGTATTTTTTCTGTCGCTAGAACTTCTGGTACAGGAGCAGCTGGCTCTACAGATACTTACACGATTACTTACACGGATGCGACTACACAAACTTACACAGTTGTAAATGGTGCTAATGGTGCTGCTGGAACGAATGGCACAAACGGAACTAACGGCACAAATGGGGCTACAGGTGCGACTGGTAAAGGCATTAATACTATTGCTAGAACTTCTGGTTCTGGTGCACCAGGTTCTACAGACACTTACACAATTACTTATACAGATGGCAATACTCAAACTTACAATGTTGTAAATGGTGCTAATGGTTCTACTGGTGCTACAGGGCCACAAGGTGCGACTGGAGCTACTGGGCCTACTGGCCCTCAAGGGCCTGGACTTGTTTTTCTTGGTGCATGGAA